AATGCGATGGCTTTCTTGGGTTCCGTCGGCGGTCCAACGCAAACCATTCACACCGCGGGAGTCAAGATGACTGCCGGAGTCAAGGTGACCCCGTGAAACGCCTGAAACAATTGCTCATCCGCTGGCTGTGCGGCGATCTACTTGAGCAGTACGACGGCCGGATCAAGGATTTGGAGCGCCACTTCGTCACCCGGCGAGATCGCGAAGGCATGGCGGTTGAAACCCTCGCCGACGTGCCACTCGAAAAGCGCAAAGAGATCAAGCCGCGCCAGGCCGGGCTCAGTTGGCACCAGCGCCGGGCGTATCTCGAAGCAACCGACGGCGAGCGGCGAGCTCCGGTTGCGGAAAGAATCGAGAGTACAAGCTAATGCACTTCATGAATCCACAACGCGCGAGTCACATGGGAACGCCCGCACAAATTCCACCGATGCCTCAGGGCGACGGCGCTGGAATTGGGATGGGCGAAGCAACCGTCACTCTCACTCTCACGAAGATGCCGGATGGCACCGTAACCTGCGACTCCGGTGACGGCAACCCGCAACCTTACCCCACAGTGGAAGACGCACTCGAAGCCGCGAAAACCATTCTCGATGGCGGCGGTGACGAAGACGAAGACGACGAAGCTCGACCCGGTGAGGCCGAAACGGGAGCAATCCCCGGCGCCGGCGAAGGAGGCCAGTAATGGCATTTGGAATGAATCCACAGCGCAGTCGCCACATGGGCGGCGGGAGCGAAGAGCACGGCGGCGGACACGGCGAGAAGCCCAGCGTCTTCGTCCACTCCCACTCGAACGGCCATACCGTCCACGTTTTTCACTCGGACGGGCAGCACGAAGCCCACGAGCACGGACATGGCGAATCGGAATCGGTTGCCGATCGCGTACATGAGTCGCTCGGCGGCGAACAGCGTCCGGGGGAAACTGAGCACGCCATGGGCGCGGAATCAGATAGCGGCCAGTCTGGAGTTTAAGTTTAAGAGTTAGTAAGTCAGTTACTACGCGGCACATCCCGCGAAAATCCATCAGGAGAATCACATCACCATGAAAAAACTACTTCGCAGTCTCGGGACGCTGCTGCTGATCGCTTCTTTCACAGGAGCCGCGTTCACTCAAACTCTGCCCGGCGCCGCCGGCAACCCTTCACCCATTGCCCGCCCTGGCGGCGGTTTCTACGCTCCCGGCTTTTTCTGGAAGGGCACGGTCATCAACGGCAATACCTCGACCGGTTCGGCAACCATCACCATCGTTGGATCGACGGGCGGCGCGGGCGGCTTGCAGTTGGCCGATGGCACCACAATTTCGCTCGGCACCGTTTTCAGCACCCTGACGCCGATCGTCGTGGATCTTGGACAAGCGGCACAGGAAACAGTAACCCCGACCGCAGTTTCGGTTGGAACCTGCTCGCCTGGCAACCTCGGCATCGGCGGCACGGTGCAATGCGCGACAGTCACAGCCTCGTTCAATAACACCCACGGGCAATCCGCTGTCGTCGCGGACGGCACTTACGGCCTGCAAACAGCGATCAACTACGCGAACGGGATGGGCGGCGGAATTGTCACCGTCGATCCGGCCTGGTCGCAGATGGGCGGCACCAACGCTCTGCTGTATGCGGCGATTCCGTTTGCGAACGTCGGCATCCAGGACTGGCGTGCTTCCTCGGTTCAGTACTGGAACGTCACGCCGACGACCACAACGGTCCTGGCAACCCCGACCGCTCTCACCGGCCAAGCCGCCTGCGATGCGACGCATAGCTTCTGCTCCGATGCCAGTGTGGCGGGATCGGCTTCCTGGGGCAGCACGGTCTATTGCGGCATCACCTACGTGGACATCATGGGCAACGAGTCCATCACATCCACGACGGCGAGTTTCACTTCGGTGGCATCGAAGGCGATCGACATCGGCGCTCCCGCAGCTTCTACCGGCGCGGTGGGATGGAAGCCGTATTGCTCCGTATCCGGCGGCACCTATGCGCTGGCTTACTCCCTGCCCCTGCTCACGCAGCCAACCGTCCTCCTGGCGGTGCCGGTGTCGGCTGGCGTCTGCACCCTGACGACACTCGAAACCATCACGCCGGCATGCGCTCTCGTCAATACGACCTACAACCAGGTCAGCTCCTCGGTTGGCGCTGCTGGCCTGTTCTCGAAAGGCGGCGCGCAGTTTACCGGCTATCCGGTGGTGACTTCGCAGCTCGCTCCGAACCTCGATAGCGCATCTGCTCAGTCCCTGAACGCGTCGAATGGTGGCCACACGATCTATGGCTATGTTCCCTCGAATCGTGCGGGGTTGCCTGGGATCTCTTCCGCCATGATGTCGTTTCCCGTCACCACGGCGGCGCAGACAACGATTGGCCAGGTGGCCGGTACGATCCCACTGCCTCCGAACTTCATGAACTACCCGGGGCGCACCATCGAAGTCTGCGGGATGCTGTCGAAGACCTCGACCAATGCGGACACCATCACCAACATCCAATTGTGGTGGGACGCCGAAGGATCGAACGTCACCGCTGGCACGTCAGTCGAGCTCAGTAATATCCAAGTCACTTCGACGAACACGGCAGCCGCTACGTATTCCTTCTGTCAGGACATCACGACGACAGTCGCAGCGGCCACGGCAACGGGCGGCACGATCACCCCAGGGATGGGCTGGCTGACGACCGGCCAGGTAGCGGCCGGCACCGTTCCGGTTGGAGCTACGAATATTCTGTTCGCGGCCGTCGGCTCGTTGAATCTCGCGCTCAACGCCAAATTAGAAGTCGTCTACAACCACACCACCGGCACGGACGGAGCGGGCGTCATACTCATCAACCCAACCGTCAAGATACTGAACTAAATGCCGTGGCTCTCAAAGGCGCAAGCCCGCTGGGGCCATTCTCCTAGCGGCGTCCAGGCTCTCGGCGGAAAACAAGCCGTCCGAGAGTGGGACGCCGCTACACCAAAAGGTTCTCTCCCCGCACGTAAGAAACATGCCGTCCCTCGACGAAAAAAAAGAAGCTAAGCGCGGCCGCCGCAAGTTGCGTTTCGAAATTATGAAGCGCATGGAGCGCGTCGCCATGCGGCGGATGAAGTGCTTCGCCCGGAACGCGCAGATCAAAGCGGCAGCCAAAGTCCTGACCGACCGCTACATGCACCAGGTCGATCACGCGCCGGCCACAGTGCAACCCGTGCCGGCCGCGATTCCAGAACGACAGGCGCCAGAAGTAGAAGTTGAAGTCAATGGCTGACGAACTCTACAAAGCAGCGGGCACCGCCTCGGAAGATGGGGCGGACTCGGAAACTCAGACGAGCGACGGCCTCGAAGACCGCGAGGAATCGGCTTGGGACGATCCGCTCGCCCAGGACGAAGCCCTACAGAAAGCCTTTCTCTCGCTCTATCTCGAATGCACCAGCGAAGACCGCTACCCGCGCCTGATTGAAGTGAAAGACGTGAAGCAGGCGGAGAACATGTGGGCGGGTCGGCAATATTGGTACTGGTCGGATCGGGACGAGACCTGGAAACCGGCGCCCGGTGTCGGCGTCACTCCGACAGGCGATCTCGATGTCGACGAGATGCCGCGCTTCGAGTTTGTCACCAACATCTATCAGTCGCGCGGGCTGATGTTCATCGGCGCCGTCGCTGGAGCGCCGCCGCGTTATCGCTTTTTCCCGAACGACGCCGACGATCCGAAAGACACCGACACCGCCGAAGGGCGCACCACTCTCGCCAAACAGATCTGGCGCTGGAATCCTCCGCAACTGCTCTTGCAGGACGAATGCTATCAAGCCTGGTGCGGTGGCTTCATCTGTTTGTGGACGCGCTACGTTTCGGACGGCGAAAAGCTGGGCTTTGACACCATCCCCGGTATGGGCTCGAAAGATTCCGCTGTGGACTCGACGATTTCCTGTCCGCAATGCGGATGGTCGGCACCGGCGGCCGAAGCCATGCCGCCGGTTCCCTGCCCGCAGTGCGGCGCCGAACTCACCGACGAGAATATCGGCGAGGAAGAGCCCATCCCGGTGCCGGTCGACGGGCAAGATTCCGAAGTCCCGCGCGGGCGGCAAGTGATTGAAGCCTTCGGCGCGTTGAACTGCAAACGTCCGCAGCACACTAACGATCAAAGCGAGTGGCATTACTTCTCGATTGAGCGCGAGATCCACTACTCGCTACTGCGCGCCTCGGCCGCGACCGAAGGAATCGCGGACAAGATCAAGCCCGGCATGAATTTCGGCCCGGATGACGCCTTCGAACGCAACGCCCGCCTCGCAGTGGCGGAGAACGCCAAGCTGCCCACCCAGACCGGAGCCAAACAGTCCACCCTCGTGACCCACGCCGACGTTTGGTTCCGGCCTTCTGCCTACTGGATGATGAAAGACGCCGGGATGCGCCAGAAGGCAAAAGAACTTTTCCCGCGCGGCTGCCACATTCAATTCGCGGGCAACACTTTTTTCAAGTCCGAAGCGCAGTCGATGGACGATTGCCTCGCGACCGCTCACGCCATGCCCGGACGCGGCCAGCACCGGGCGGCCGTCGGCTCGTCGATGATCTCCGTGCAGGAACGCGAGAACACTCTGTCGAATATCTCGATGGAGACTTACGAGTACGGGATTCCAGTCACCTACCGCGCGTCCGACACCTTCTCCGCAGAGGCCGACGACGACCAGCGGGCCGCGCCAGGCCTCGAGGTGGAAGTCGCCTTGCAGCCTGGCGCGGATATTCGACAGCGGCTGATGCAGACGCGGGCCGACTCGGTTTCGCCCGACATGCAGAAACACATGATGGATCTGATGGGGCCGGTTGCCGATCAAGTCAGTGGCACCTATCCCGCGCTTTCTGGGGCCGGAGCCGATCAGCCGAATACGCTCGGCCAGCAGTCGATGCAGCACGATCAGGCGATGGGCCGCATGGGAGTCTTCTACGTCCCGCTGAAACAGTTGCACGCCGACATCACCACGCTCGCCTGCCGCGACTACGAGAACCACTGCGAAGGCACGGTAAAGATTCCGATCCTTGGCGAGTCCGGCGACTTCGAGAACGAATCGGTCGACATCACGGCTCTCGAAGGCGAATCGGAAGCCTACCCCGAGGGTGATGAGAATTTCCCCGAATTGTGGAACCAGAAGCGGGCGACCGCCATGCAACTGGGCGACACGCCGCAGGGCGCCGCGCTCTTGCAGGACATGTCGAACCGGAAGCTGTTTGCCAGTTTGACCGGAATTCCTGAATTAAAAGTTCCCGGAGTCGAAGACTGGGAACAGCAGTTGCAGGAGATCGCCGACCTGACGCGCATCCCTGAAGGCGACAGCCTGCTGGCCGGGATCGCACCGCAAGTTGAAGTTGCGCCCTACCAGAACACGCCGGTGCATGTGGCCTGCTGCAAATGGTGGCTGAATTCGAAACGCGGCCAGAAGACGAAGCGCGAAAACCCGATGGGCTTTGAAGCGGTGGTGCAGCACTTGGGGCAGCACGAAAAGCTGATTTCCGCGCCGCAACCGGAAGAGAAGCCGCTCACCGAAGCGCTGAACATCGCATTCAAGGACATGCCGCCCGAAGCGCAGGCTCAGGTGCTCGCGAAACTCGGGATCAACGTCACCCCGCAAGATTTCATGCACAAACTGCTGCTCGATCAGGCAGCGAAAGCGCCCAAGCACGTACCCGGAGTCGTACCCGGAGCTTCACCCGCACCATCCGCCGGCAACCCCGGTGAAATGAGACCCAATGCTTAAATACTGGTTGAATTATCTGATGTTCGCCTTCACGATGTTTGCAGCGGGCGCGCCCGCGATAGGAGAAAGCGGAGGAGCCGATGGCACGCAAGGCGCAGACTTGGGCGGATCTGAGTCTAACGACTCGATATCCGGGGATACTACGGACTCCGACGGTGAACAATCTTCCTCCGATGCCGAGAGCGGAATTCTTGAAACGGTTGAAGAACCTGACCAGCAGCAGCAGCAAGAACGCCCCGAAGACAAAGACACCGCCGACCTCAAGGGCCTCGTCTCGAAAAGGCTCCTCGCGCTCAAAAAAGAAGCCCCGGAACTGACCGCGGTCTTCGCGAAATACCCCAAAGTCCAGGAGCAGGTCGAAGCGGCCTTCCGCCGCGACATGGCCTACCGCGAACTCTATCCCACCGTCGCCGAAGCGCGGCAGATGCGCGAACAGTTCCCGAACGGCATGGCCGACGTCGAACAACTCCAGCATGAAATCGGCGAAGTCGAGCAACTGGACAAGAATTTCTACGGCCGCGACGCCCAGGGCAACTATGCCGGGCACTCCCAGCTAATCCAAAGCTGGTTCCAGGACGATCGCAACGCCATGGTCTCGATGTTCCGTACCGTGCCAAAAGAATGGGCGCGCCTCGATCCCGACAGCTACAACGAAGTCATGGGGTCGATTGTCGGCTCAACCTTGCAGCGCGGCGAGATCCCGGAGTGGCTGGGGGAACTGATTGAGTCTTCCGACGATCCGAAAAACCTGCCCGCCATCAAGGCATCGCTCGGCAAGCTATTGAAGTGGTCGCAGGGCTTCATGAAACGCAAGGCCGAGCCCTCTGAAGACGAACGGCGGCTCACCGGCCAGCGCGAACAATTTCAGCGCGAGCAGACCGAGCGCCAGCAGCAGGATTTCACCCGTTTCCGACAGACTTTCACTACCGATTCTCGCCGGTTGCAGGAATCCATCATTCGCAAGCATCCCGCGATCGCGGAAACGCTCGCAACCAAAGCTCTGCCCGATGCGAAGAAAGCGGAGATCGTCGAAAAAGTCCGCAAGGCCATCGAAAATCACCTCAAGAGTTCGCGCGCCTTCATGTCGAAGCTGACGCCGCTCTATAAGGCCGGGAACCTCGCCGAGAGCCTGACCCTGCAAAAAGCCCAGTGGTCCTATCCCTGGGTGCTCAACAAATTCGTGCGCGCGGTCCTGGCGGAAGAGACGCCGAACCTCGTGCGACAAAACCGGGAGAGAACGCGCGGCGCCGCTACGCAATCTCAAAGACAGCCCGAAAAACGCGGCCAGCAGCAGCAAACCCAGCAACGCACCGGCCCTTACCAGGAAGGCGGCGTCTGGCGCAAGAAAGACGGAACACGTTTTACGACCGCAGAGATTTTGCGCGGCCTGCACTTACAGGCTTAGTAATTCGACTTAGTAACTGGTTTCACCGCAGACCAAAACGGCGCCTCGTCACGGGTTCTCCGCCGTCCCGTATGTCTCCGGGCAGTTGGTAATGCCAATTCTTTTCCTTCGGAGATATTTCCATGAGATCAATTCTGATGCTGTTTTTCCAGGTGTGGATTCAGCCGCTCCTGGGCAATTTCATCGCGTCGAACACGGCTTCGGTTGCGCTGCAACTGGAAAAGGTTCGTAAAACGGTGCCCACCGCTTTTGAGCAGGAAGTGATCCTGCTCGATTTGATCGACAAGCGCGGCGACTCAGTGGACGCCTCAACCCGCAACATCCGCCTGCCCCAGCTCATCCGTCCGGGCGGGAAATTCAGCCAGGGAACCGCCGATTTCGACGATATGGGACGCGGCTCCGGGTCGACCTGGGACGTGGGTACGCTCTCCACGCTCCAGTTCCGCTTCGCCTTCGAAATCTCGAAACTCGCCGAGTATGCGAGCAAGGGAAACGACAAGGCGGTCGAAGACGTGGCCGTGCGCGAAGTCGAGGAAGCGCTCAAGATGTTCAAGCGCGCCCTCGATTGCGTCTACAACACCAACGGCACCGGGCAGCTCGACACCATCACCGCGATTTCGGGCACGGTCTGCACCGTCACGAACCCGAACCTGTTTTATTTCAACCAGGACATCCAGTTTTACCCGACTGGATTAGCTTCGGCTTCGCGCGGCCTGGCAACGGTCACCGCCGTCGATCCGCTGCTCAAAACCGTGACCTTCAACGCGCTGCCGGCCGGAACCTCCGTGACCGATGCGCTCGTCATCAATATCAGCCAGGGCGCGGGCGGAGCAAACCCGGTCTCGCTCGAAGGGCTGCTCTACAACCACGTCGATTCGCAGTCGGGCACCTGGAACAACCTGGGCCGCTCGACCTACCCGGAAGCGCTCAAAACGCCGCACGTTGCGGCCGGCGGCGCGACCATCACCCCGGCGTTGCGCCGTCTCGGAGAAAACAAGCTCCGGCGCGTGCTGGGCGTGAACTTCGAAGAGCCGATGATCGCGTACATGAACGTCGATCAGGAGGCAGCCTGGGAGAACGCAGGTCTGACGATCAGCTCCATCATCTTGAACCAGGTGACGGGCTCGAACTCGGAAGACCCGCTCAAGCGCAACGCTCCCAAGAACTTCGGCGGCATCTCCATCAAAACCTCGATCCACGCCACCATCCAGCGCATCGACGTAATCTTGTTGAAGCACTGGGGCCGTGGTATCACCAAAGAGATTGGGATGTACGAAGAAGGCGGGCAGACCACGTTCCAAGTCTACGGCGCGAGCGGTGGACTGGAAGCGGGCT